GGACCGAACACAGAGTCAATAGCCATCTGCACAAGCACCTCAATCTTCTCTTTTATTGTGTTCTGTGTTTCCTTAGCTACCTCCTGAATAATCCGGTCGGCTTTCTCCATGCTTATCAGAGTTTCAGAATCCTGCTCGATCCGATTTTTCAGTTCTTCTACTTCCTCCTTGTAGTGTTCCAACCGGTGGAGAACTGTTTCTGCTTTCTTTTTCAGAATATTATATCCCTGCATTTTCCAGCTCCTGTAGAAGTTTATCCACCTTACCCTGTAGGGCTTCTTCTGCTGTAGCTATTTTCGCTTCATTCTCTGCCAGAAGGGTCTTGGCCTCTTTGAGGCTCTTAACCCCGTAGGTTTCTTTCAGTTGCGATTGTAGTGTTTGGATACTTCCTTCTAACTGGGCTTTCTTTCTTTGGAAATCTTCGATAGCCTGTTTTTTTCTTTTCAATTCCAAAATCTTGTTGTTGTCCATTTTAAATCCTTTCCGGAGTAACAAAACTCCATACGTGCTTGCAGATGGTTTCTTCCACTTTATTTACTTTTAAAAATCTCCGGACATTCTTTTCAAAGTCCAGAGAGACTTCTATTCCCTTTTTCAGTTGCTCTATATATTCCTCTATCTGTTTCTGCTTTTCCTTCTCTTCTTCCAGTTTTACCGCAAGTAGGTTTTCCGGGGACACAGGAACATACAGTGGCTCTATTTTTCCCGTATCGGAGTAATAGGCATATATCATCGGTGTGTGCTCGTGCTGGTCCAGAGATTTGCGCATGAGGCTCCCGCAGTTGAGGATTGTTTTGCTCCTTGCTTTGTATATGAATGGATCGTGATTGTCCCCGTACACAAACAGGCCATTGTTTTGGAATATCTCTCCAGCAACAATTTCCTCTACCATTCCCTCCACGTCACATCCAGGCCAAGGCTCTTTCTTCTCGGACCACACAAATGAATGTGCCACAACAATAGAGCCCTTCTTTTTCGGGATAATAGGAGCCCCCCAGGGGAACAGCTCCAGAAAAACATTTCCCCACCTCAGTCGGCGGTAGTCTGTATAGCATGTAGGGATGTACTGGGACAGTAGCCCGAAAGATGTGTGCGATAATAAGCCTGCATTGTGCTGTAACAAGTCGTGCTGTCCTGCAAGACAAATGAACCTATCTTCTAACCTGTATTCCCGCAGAAGGGATATGAGGGTGTATGTAATAAGTTCCGGATTGCGGGGCTTATCGAAAATGTCCCCAGCAACAACAAGGGCGGCATTTTCTGTTGCGGACACCTCCTCGAATATCCACCGCAGTTTCCCGACTTGTGTTTGAAAGTAATCCTCATCGCACCTTGCGTGGGGAAGGCGATCTGTCAAATGCCAGTCACTTGTAAAAAATAATGTTGGTTCTGTCATTTTCTCTCCTTAACATTGGAACCGCAAAGGGGGCAGACATCGGGCATTTCCTCTTTGTAGGATTGTTCCGCTTCTTTCAGCTCTGCCTCTGTTCTCTTCAGGACCGCTACTTGTGCCTCCAGAAGCTGTATTTTGTCTCTGAGGTCTGTATTTGTGCCATCGGAAACAATGTCTTGAAATCCTTTTTGCAGGGTGTCTATCTGCGGGAGCAGTGTATCCACGCTTGCGGGAATCTCGGAAAGAGCTGTCTTTTGTCTTTCAATCTTTTGGATGATAATAGAGAGCTTAGCACACTCATCCTCCATCTGCTTCAGGTTCTGGTGGAGGAGCAGTGCTTCATCTATCCCTTTTATGTTTATATCCGGGAGAGAGCTGAGCTGAGCTGTGAGCTTGTTTATTCGCTCTACAGCATTCGACAAGGACACAAGGGCTTCTTTTTCATCTTCGAGGGCCTGAACCTTGCTTTCCAGCATAAGGGCTCTCTTTGCAGGCAGGAACAGGGGCTGGAGTTCCTTTATCCTCTCTTCTTTCTCTTCCTTTGTTTTTTCCAGCCGCCGAACTTCCGCTTTCTGTTTGATAATAGCGCCGTTGCAACGACTGAATGTTTCATCTATTGTGGAAAGGTTTGCCATCTCGTTGAAGAAGCGGCTCACCTCCCCACCGGAATCGGACAACAGAAAGTGGGTGTCGAACTGGTATTGTGTGTTTATCTCATTTATGTTGAGTATGGCAGAAATACTCTCCGGGACGGATCTTCCCATTGCTCGGAGAACTACTTCTTCCTGCCCTTGTTTTTGGTAGGCGTAGTAGTTCTCGGAATTGGTTTTCACACGGGAAACGGTTGTCCCATCGGACAGGGTGAGGATGCCAGATGTGTCCCCGCCCCAGTGACTCCGGAAGAAGTCCCCTGCCGGTTTATTCTCAAACACCCACCGAAAAGCCTTTACGACAGAGCTCTTCCCACAGTGTGACATCCCCACAATAGCATTCACATTTTCCCCGAACTCAATCAGGGTGTCTTTGTGGGATTCAAAATTTATTATACGGAAACTTTTAAACATTTCTCTCCTTTCTCACGACATACTGTAAAGGGGGTCATTTGCACGGCTTCTCACTGCGGGTGCTTTTTCCTGTTTCTTTTTGCAGAGAATCCAACGGACATGAGCATCACACTCGACATGACTTTTTGCCCCAATGTAGTAGGAGCACCCACTACAGAACAGTGGGTTTATTATGGTTCTTTCTCGTTGGTACGGGCATACACAACAGCCATCCAAACCGGATATGACTTTTGGGTTGTGGTAAATAATTCCGCAATCCTCTATCTCCTTTATCTGTTCTTCGGATAACATTTATTCCCCTTTCATCTTTTCGTATTTCATCTTCCGTGCCTTTGTTACAGCAACAGCAAGTGCAGACCAAACGTCCTTGGACACACCGAACAGTGGACCGGGCATATTCTTTGTGCCTACCTGCGGGACCTTGCCCCCTCCAGTCGGGGGCCACAAGTCCAGTAGGGCAGCCCGCACATTAGCATCTTTAGCTCTCGGTGTCCCGCATATCTCCAGCACAATATCTTTCCTTCCGAGAGTGGAGTAAGTCCCTCCCAGTCGAATAATGTTTTCCACAATCCTACCGATAAAGACACATGTCTGAAACACGGTGTCCCCCACAGGCATCCCCATAGATTTTATCATCTCTATGCAGAAGTGGATGTCTTGCGGATTTTCCACCTTGTTTATTATCTTCAGCAGGACTTTGTTGTGTACCTTCCCGAAGCTTATAAGCAGGTGTTTATTCCCATCGTATAAAACGAATGCTGTCATTATTGGTCCGGGGTCAATACCGAATATGAGCATTTGTACTCCTTTATCTTTTTAAAGACATCCTCTATTGCTGGGGGGTTCTCTACTGTTTCGGTTACAACATTCCCGGAAGGTAGAGAGATACGAATAAAGGTATCTGGGTGACTGGAACCTTGTTTGTACTGGATGGAGCAGATCATGTCGTAGGGGATAGCCTGTAGAACAACACTATCCTCCTCCCTGTGGGCTTTCTTTTCGGATTCGATGATGAGCAGACAGTTTTCTTGTAGGACTATTTCAGCCATTTACTTTTCTCCTTATTTTCTTCTTTGCGGGGGTGTGGTCGGCTACAATTTCCCCCTCTTCTCGTTGCAGGGAAATGTCCGGACACAGTTTACACCAAAAAGGGTCTAAAGCCAAGAACCTCAATTCCCATTTTCTGTATGCAATGAAAATTCTTTTCGGAAAGATAAGAGGGGGTTCAGTAATGACAAAGCTCTCCAAGGGTGGGAAGTCTTTATGGGAGAAGGGGAGTGTAACAATGGGGAGGTTCCGCTTTAGTGTTTTTACTCGTTCTTTTTGTATAAGCTCATACTTCTTGAATGTTGGGGAGAGCCATCCATTAAAATATTTTATAGCGGTAGCTTCACCCACCCCAGCAATTCCTGGGACTTCATCGGATGAGCACCCCGCCAGAGCTTTTGCTTTTCGCCAGGTATCTGGTGTGCAGGCATGTTCCTCCTCTAAGTTCTCCAAGGTGTAGAGGGGCTTATGCTTCAAGGGCCGGAATACACAGACATTTTTGGAGAGGCATTGGAGTAAATCCTCATCCCCGGAAACGATAGCAAACTGCTTGTCCGGATTGTCTTTTATATGCTTGGCAATAAGATCATCTGCCTCATACCCTTCTTGCATGGCATGATTTTTCCAGCCCATAAAGGGAAGAATTTCTGTCCGGAGAATGTCGAACTGTTTGTACACTATTTCCAGTTCTTTTATTTCCTCCATTGTTTTCTTTTTGTTGCGACTACCTTTGTATCCGGGAAGAATCTTTTTCCGGTAGGATGACGGGCTGTCCCAGCAAAACAAAATATCCATTGTCCCGAATCGGTTCATAGCCATTGTCATATACCGGAACCAATTTTCATATATGTTTACTTCTCCGGGGTTTTTCATCCCCTGCCTGCTGTAATATGCGGCATACCCGATATTCTGTGCATCTATCAATATTCTTAAATTACCCATTATTTTTCTCCTTTTGCAAGCATCTCTGGCACAACCTTCCCTCAGTGGCTGGGCATTCCCCCGTCAGTTCAATTGAATAAAATCGTTCATTTAGGCTTTCTGCGTCTTTTTCCGGAGCGTGGGATTCAGCTCTTCTTGCACCACATAGTGAGTAGATCCGATTCTCGGCATCGTTTGCGACAATCCAGATATGTTCTCTTCTTCCCGGTCTTACTATCCTATTGCTCATGCCTTACCTTCTTTTTTCAGACACTTCTTGCAGCAACAATATCCTTCTTCATCAATACCACCTTCGCTTTTTACATCTTCCCATTTCTGATTTTTTCTTGCTACGGTTTCAGCAGGCGGTGTGTGGTGGTTATATATAGTCTTTGAGCCGCAGATAGCAGTTAAGTTCCATTTACTTACAACTTTCCATTTATGGATTACTACGCCCATTCAGAGCCTCCTTTTCTTTTTGCATACCCTGTGCTCCGGAAAGACGTACGATTTTGCAACCACAAAGGGAGCGCAGCCGGTGCCCGTCTAACTGGTACATAATATGTGCTATGCTCATTTCACTCGAACCTTTTTTTCCTTTCCGGAACAAGAGCCCTCTCTATGCTCCGCCAAGTTTTGGAAACAAGAGCAATAACCTTATCTTCCAGTCCCTGCTCTTCTATCATCTGTATAAGCTTTTCTTTGCTGGCTACTATGTCCAGTTCCTCAGCAACAATGGTCTTTTCCCCTTTCCACACACCATTATCTATAAGCCAGCCCACAAGGCTCCTTGTGTCATCTATCCCGTAGTAGTAATAGATGGGGAGGGTGACATCCCGTACCTTTCCGGTGAGCCGGCTTTTCGTTATCTGTATCTTCGTAAGAACCCCTATTTGGCGCTCTTTCTTATTTACAGTCTTTTTCAGTCTGTCAGCAACAGCAAGCCACATAATGGCGCTACTGTAGAACTCCAATGCCTTTCCTCCGGAGCGAACTTTCTTTTGGAAGGAACCGGGACTTAAATTTTCTCTTGTTTGGGAAACAATAAGAACAAAACTGTCTGTGTCTTTCAGCTTCTTTTTCAAGTAAGACAATATCTTACTGCTCCACTTCGCCTTTTCAGCGCCGAATTGTCCGGGCATGTCCTTATTTTTATCATGTGCCTTTTCCACCTCATCTATGTAGTCCTCAGTCTCTTCGGACGTAAGGGCATCGAAGCTGTCCAATATGTACACAAAGGGCTTTCCTTTGTCCAGAAGCTTCTTCATATAGATAAGCCACTCCTGTATTGTGTCGGAGCTTGCAGGGGCCCCATCCTCATCGGTATAGGGGGCACATACCCTATCCGTATATTTCTGCCCGAACAGTCTGGACAGATCGAACTGGCAGGCCGCCTCCACATCATCGTATATAAGCAGATGTTTGTTGAACCTTTTGTCATTAGCGCATGAGGCTAACATAGAGTGGGCAAGGAGGGACTTTCCCGCACTACTGTCCCCTATTATGTTTGTAATGGTTCCGGTGGCGTAGCCCCCCTCCGGGGAATCGGAGAGGGACAGATTTAAAAGGGTGGCTCCGGAGGGGATGAGGATTGTCGGCTGGACAGTGGTGTCCTCCATTTCCAGTTTAGCTTTTGCCACATCATTCTTTACAGCTTTTGCTGATTTTACAGCTTTTGCGGCTTTTATAGATTTAGCCATCATTTCCCCCTGAGTTTCTGGTATTCCGGGACATCTTCGAGACAAAGCATAAGCTCCTCCATTAAATCTTTTCGGAGGTTACATTTCTTTGTCAGTTCTTTTATATGGGCCTGTGCCCCGTTCTTTGTAACGTAGGCCCCGTCATTTATCTTCCGGGCAACGACACCGAGGATTCCATTGATAAGGTCCCGCTTACTTTTCTCTTTTGTTTTTTCTTCTATCCAACTCCGGAAGAGACTGGACACAGTTGTTTGCAGGAAAGCCGCTTCCAAGAACAGAAGGTCTGCGGCTTCCCATTCCAACCAAACCCCTACGAATTTTGCATTTACATTATCGGGTGTAGGCATTTTTTCTCCTTTTAGAAATAGGGGGCATTTCTGCCCCCATTGTGTTCAGTGAATGATAATTATAGGCCGGTGGCAGATGCTTCCCCACACTCATCTTCCAGTGGGCACTCAGCGCAGATAGAATCATCTATCATGTAAATGTCGGTGCCGAATTTCCATCCTTGGGGACAGCGGCTTTTACCGGCAGGTTTGGCGGCGGCGGCTTCCCCTTTCTTTTTAGGGGGAGCGGGGGCCTCTTCTTCCTCGTCTTCGTCTTCGTCCTCCACAATGACGGGAGCAGGCTTAGTTTTCCCTTTCTTTTTGGCGGGGGGTGGTGTAGGAATATCTTCCTCCTCATCTTCTTCGTCCTCTTCCTCCTCATCTTCAACAATGACAGGAGCCGGTTTTGCTTTGGCTTTCTTCTTAGGAGGTGCCGGAACTTCTTCCTCGTCATCTTCGTCATCTTCCTCTACAACAACCGGTTTTGCTTTTGCTTTTGCTTTCGCCTTGGCCTTTTTTTTCACAGGCTCAGGTTCCGGCTCTTCCTCCTCGTCCTCATCTTCTTCTATATCCTCAACCTCTTCTTCCTCCTCTTCCTCTACAACAGGGGCAGCCTTTGCTTTTCCTTTCTTTTTGGACTTTTCTTCCTCCTCATCCTCATCGGCAAAATCATCATCGAAAGGAAGGTCATCACCCTCAATATGGCCGGAGTTCAGAAGCTCTTCCATCTCTTCAAAAGAAAGAATATTCAGAACACCATCCAAGTCAACGGCTTTTGCCGCAATACTGGCGGGGATGTCCTTCCTGTCTTTGAACAGAAGCTTGTCAGCTTCCAAGAACTCTGTCGTGCCCATGCTTTTCTTTGCGAAGCGTACGGACAGTGTAGAGCCGCCCTTTGCGGAAGCAAACTCAAACCATTTGTCCTCTGCATCTTCGTCCTGCAATTCTTTCAACAACATTTCGGTAAAGCAGAAAGTGGATATGTCCCATACCTGCACCTCATCACCACGAACGACATTGAACAGGGAGCGGTCTTTTGGGCGAAGAGCTTTTACAACTTCCTCATCCACAGTCGCACTGTTCCGGAGCTTGTTGTACAGAGCACAGATGGGGCACTTCTTACCTACAGTGCGCAGACAAACAACAGTTTTGTTGTCCGGGCCGATATTCCGGTGGAGAAGATAAGGCAAGAATGCATCGTGCTCACCAACTTCAATATCCCCTTCCAGTACGCCGGGATTATTTTTAGACCTTACCTCGTAGGTGATAATGTCGATAAGGTTTTTTCCCTCTTTCGGTTTGTACAGGGTAGTTCCTGCTGGCAGTTTCAAATGAACGCCTTCTCTCTTTTGTTTTTTAATCATAGTTTCAATACGCTTACGCAATTTGCTTTTCAATGACTTAGCCATCCTGATTGCTCCTTTTTCTAATTTTGTTCCGGACAGACCTTTTGCCGGACTCTTCTAAAATGTTTTTTACATCACCTTTGAATTTTGGTTCGGAAAAGTTTTCCCACCCTTGCATCCGAACCAGATTTTCAAGGGCAGACTTCTTGGCCTCTATGCTCCTGCAAGCGGCCCACAGCACAGACTCTCCGTAGCTCTTCTCTATGACCTCCTTCCGCAGAGCATCCAGTTCAGCATCTGCTTTTATTGCACACTTTACGGAGGCATCGGTAGCTTTCTCCATACCGAATGCTTCCGGATTCTTCCGGACAAGTTTCTCTTTCTCAGCCTCTTTCATTTCCAAGTAGTTTTTCGCCATCTCGTTTTCCCGTTTAGCACGGGCCAACTTCAGGTTCCACTTATATATGAGAGAGGACTGCTGGAGAATCTCACCGGCAATGTTGTCCTCATCTATTTTGAAATCACTCATTTCGACCCTCTCTGAGCCCAGCATAGGGACAGCTTTCGCACAAAGTCAACCTGTGTGCCTGTGATAGTATCGAACACCTCCAGCACCAATGTGCTCGTAACGTCAAATCTTCCTCCCAGCAGGACTTTGGTGTTGTATGAGAGCAGTATGTGTCTGCACCGTTCAAAGTCAGTGATTTTACTGGCAATGGAAGTAATGTCGCTCCACTTTGCGTTTGCCCGGAGGAGAGTCCGGCACAATTCAATTTCGGGGCTGTCAGATTCGTTTTCTCCATATTCAAGATTATAAAGGCTTTCCCCGCAGTTGTCAACAAGTTTTTCTAAAAATTGATATATTTCTCTACATCTTCCACCTGTAAGATTATATATTTTTTCAAGGTCGTATTCCACCTCTTTATTTTCTGCCTGTAAAACTTTATCAATCAATACTCTCGTGCCGTCTTTGTCCAATGGACTAAAGTATAAAGGGGTACAACGATTGAATAAAGGGCGCAGAACCTTATTTGCCTCTGTTGTAGCCAAAAGAAAATAGCAGTGGTCCTGCGCCTCTTCTATTGGTTTCAGGAGAGCTGTCTGCGCATCGTTTGTTGCTTTGTGTATCTCATCCAAAAAGATGAGCCTGTTGTCCCCGGAGAGAGGTGTGCATGTGGAGAGCCTTGCGACTTCTCTTGCTGTATCTATCCCCCGGAAGTTTGCCGAGTTTATTTCTATATAGTCAGGGGACTCATTCCACTCCTCCCCCAGAATGTTTTTTGCCAGAATACGGGCCGCAGTAGTTTTCCCGCAACCGGTGTCCCCGATAAGGATAAAAGCGTGGGGTGTTTCCTCCCCTTTCCGGAACTTCTTCCTCCAAGTTTTCAAATAGTTTATTGTATCCAGGTTTCCCAGCATACCGCCGAATGTTTGCGGTCTATACTTTTCTGCTAAATTCATTCTGTCTCCTTTTCATTAGTTTTATCCTTTTCCCGTATCGTACCGCCGCTCATCCATTTTTCGTAACAAGCCTTAGCAATGCCTTTGTGGGGGTAATACCTGAATGCAAGGCAATAGCAACGACAACACATCTCATCGCTGTGTACACCATCATAAGGAGCCCAGTTCTTTTTTGTCAGAGTTACGCCACATCCCACACAATTTTGTGTCATCTTTTCTCCTTTTCCACCATCTCCACTACCTGTTTTTCAAACCAACTCGCCCCTATTGGAGCTATCTCAGCTTCCACATCCAGGGGAACTATAATCCAAGGCCACAGCTTTTGCAACCTCCTCGTCATAAAATCATGTAGGAAAGC